TGTCGCGCTTCCTCTGGAAGTACTCGGCATCGCTGATCAGGCTGGCCGAGCGTTTGGCCTGCAGGATCTTCTCGTCATTGTCGAAGGCACCCGCGAGCGCGGCGGTGCTCTTCTTCATGTCTTCGAGATCCTGCGCCAGTTGAGCTTTGGCTTCTTGCGCAGCGCTGTTGTCCTTCCTGCCCTTCGGCTCCTTCGGCGTCTTGAACTCCCCGACGGTCGGCTTCGGCGTTTCGCGCAAGAAGCGACGAGAGACAGCATCAGAGGTATCGCCAACATCAGCCAGGGCATCGCGTTGCTGAATGGCCTTCAGATAGGTGTACTGCTTGCGGCTGTTGGCAAGGGCCTCGTCGATGGCTCGGGTATCAGACCCGGCGCGTTGATAGCGCGCGCGGTCCCCTTCCAGTCCTTCGATCTCCGACCGCAACGCCTTCATGTTGCCGGCCTGATCCCGAAAAGGATTGATGGTGCCGAACGTCAGCAGCGCATCGAGAAAGCTGCCGGCGACCTTGCGGCCGATGGTGAATTCTTCGATCACGCGCGAGATGCCAGGCAGCAAGTCGGACAACAGCGCCCGCTTCGCGTCGAGCGAGTTCTTCTGCAGATCGAACAGCTGCTTGTTGAATTTCTCAGCTTGCTCGGCCTGCTCAGCGCTCACCGTCCCCACCAGCTTCGTCTTTTCGGCCAGGTCGTTCAGGAAAGGGGCCGCTTCCTTAATCGACTTGCCAAACAGCTCCTGCACGAGTCGAGCCTTGTTGCCATCGTCCGCGAAGCCCGACAACGCCACGGCCGTCCGGCGCAAAGCTTCGGCGGGGTCTTCCTTGCGCAGCGCAGCCGCGTCAAGGCCGATGGCCTGCAGCGCCTGCGACACGCCGTTCTTGCCGTCTGCTTCCTTCAAGCCGCTGTTGAACTTCACCAGAATGCCGGAGACATTGTCCAGCGTGGTGCCGGTGCGCAGCGCCACATCTTCGAGTGCGCTGATGTTCTGGATGCTGGCGCCCGTGGCGTCCTTCACGTCGTTCAACGCATCCAGGCCATCGACGATGTTCTTCGCCATGTACAGCGCCGCGACGCCTGCCGCGCCCAGCGCGGTACCGATGGCTGCGCCGGCTTTGGTTACGGCCGCATCGATCTCCTTCGCGCGCTTCTCGGCCAGCTTCGCGGAGCGGTTCATGTCCGTCTCGAAACTGCCCGTCTTCGCGAGCAAATCAACGGTGATAGTGCCGATGCTCATTCGGTTTTCCTCGGTGGCGGCCGGATGCCCGCGGCCTTGAACAGGTCAAGGTCCGCAGACCCGTAGCCGTCGGTTTGTGGTGGTTGCAGAAAGTCGAGCAGATCGCCGAATGGCGCACCAGCCATGCTGTGCGCGATCAGGGCAGCGGGCCGGTGGAACCGGTGGTGGTCGTCGAAGGGATAGCTTCGGTAGAACTCGACCCAGCGCTCGAACTCTCCGAGGGAGATCGCGTCTTTCCACTCTGCGACGGATCGGCCTCCGAGGGCGAGAGTGAGGACGTGCCAGAACCACTCTTCGCCGCCGGAGGCGATGCTTCCCCCTGCTTGCCGACGCCCCCCAAGGAAAGCACCACATCGAACAGGCGGCTACTGACGTTCGGCTTCAATTGCATCGCTTGTTCGTAGGTCATAGCCGGCGAACCATCGGCCTCGCACAGGCTGGCCGCGATCATCTTGGAGATGCTGCCCGCACGCACGTCCTCGTCGACCGATGCCTCGGCGATCTGGAACCTGCGGAAGTCAGCGACCGGCAACTCGCGGAAGTGCAGTTCGTGCTTGGAGCCGTCTGCGAGTTCGACGGTGCGCTTGTGGATCTCCGTCGAAACGAAGAAGGCGTTGTATTTGCTCATGCCGTCAGCAGATCCCAGACCACCGGGCCGCTGCGCTGCAGCGTGATGGTGCCCTTCCAGATGTCCTTCGCGCCCATGTCGATGGCGATGTCGGCCACGTAGGCATTGAAGATGGCCGAGACGCGCCCCGCCACCGGCTGCATGACCGAGCCGACGGCCGTGGGCACTGTGGCGGCGTTGGAGCTGTAAATGCCCCAGGACACGGTTTCGCCAGACGCCTTCAGCTCCATCAGCTTTTCGTGGCTGATCTCGGCCTTGTGCAGGTTGAA